AACGTTGGCGTCAGCAGTAACAGTAGAAGTTCCTACCTCACCATCGGCTTTGACCCCTACAACAGAGACGTTAGCGTCACAATTGACTAATCCTGCAAAAGTACGAAGCCCGAAGAGGTTTTCTTCGTTGTTACTGCTATCGTCTTCGACAATGACTCCGACAGGAACTTCGGATACGATCCGCACACCTGCGGTCAAATCGTAAGATTTTGCAATCGGCGTAAGGTTAGAGTCTGTCGTAGAGTTAGAGACTATTTGAACCTTAGTTGGAAAATTTGAACTACTTGTGTCGCCACTAAGCTGAACGGTGTCAATCAGGTTGCCGCTTGAGTCAAAGACATTAATATTGCGTCCATTTGTTCCCGGCGCACCCATGATGGCGAGAAACTCTGCGTCTTCGATTAACCTAAACTCGTGAGCAAAACATCCTTCTGGTATAAAACTTGTTTTTTCTCCCCCATCACCATCTGCTATCTGAAAACCCGCCACATCTTCCGCTGTTACGACTCGGATAGATGGACCCCTGAAGTCTGCACTGCTTCCTCCTGTGCCTCGAATTGTGCTTATGGTTGTGGTGCTACTAGTCGTACCATCTGACTCAAACTCTGCATAACTAGATGATACGCCGTAGTTTTCTACCTTGACGATGTTTGCAGTGGTTGAAGCAAAGCCATACAACTCTCTGCTTGCGGGGAATAAAGGATGTGTGTCATTGAAACTCGCATCACGCGACAAGAAGCTAACAATCGGCAAATCTGAGAATATTCGATACTCAGGATCATCGGTATCCTCTGCGTAGATTTGTATCGTTGTAGTGTTGTCTGGAACACTGAGTGTGGTTACCAGCGACCCCTTTTTGAATATCTCAACAGTTGCCGTGCCTGATATAGATCTAAATTGTAAATGAACATCGTTTCGTGTGTTCCGAAGACCGAACGACGTACCCTGCCAAGATGTAGGCACACCAGTAGTTTCATTGTTAGAACTCTGTAGTGTGATTGGCTTGTCGGCAGATATCAGTTTGTTTTCGTAGTCGGACGCACTGACAGTAAGCGTTCCACCAGCGGAAGTGATTGTGCCGAGAGAAGACCCATCAGAGAAAACAGTGGTGCTGTCTTCAAATGCCATGACTGTGACATTTGGGCTATCTGAATCGGTAGGAACAAAGTATTCAGCGTTTTGAGCCCCGGCTAGATCTGGGTTACCCCGAGCACCAAGACCTGTTACAGAAGCATTTACATTGGTAGAAACGGTGACAGAGCCAACCTGCCCCGAAGAATTAGCGACAGAAACATCGCCTTCATCCCAAGCAAGTTCGCCAAAGCCCGCACGGCCCCAGCCAGTAAAAGGGACGGTGGCGTCAGCTTCGCCTTCACCCCATGCAAGTTGTCCCCATCCCGCACGGCCCCAGCCGTCAGGAGGGCTAGACATTACTCGACCCTAATGATCGCTGAAGTCGCGTTAGCTGTTGGAAACACAACTGTAAACGTGCCAGCAGTTGAGGTTTTATCCGCAGTAAAGTCCAAGACAACCACTGACGGATCACCTGAAGCGGTGTCATTATAAATCAACGCGCCACGAGCCGTGATAGTAGCCGTAGTGAAGGATAAATCAGCAAAATCTGTAAAAGCCTTTGTTCCAGACGTTGTTACGCCCTGCTTTGACAAAGCTCCACCAGCCAAGGCATATGAACCAGAAGCCGCAACTTCATTTGTTGTCGTATAGGCAGTCGTTGCCGCAGTAAAAGAAGCACTATTAGTGTACAACGCCAACTTAAAAGTATTTCCGTCAGTTTTAAAGTTATGTGTGCCTTCTAAGAGTTGACCCTTAAAAGATGTACACATAAAGTTTCCTGAAAACGCCATATCATAGTCTCCTAAGTTGATCGGCAAGTTCTATTTGACCAGCCTTACGGAGGTCCCCGCACAGTGTAGCACGGTCTTGTTTAATTCCCATTTTAATATAACTGGTAACAACTACAAGCATTTGTTCTTTGAAAGCTCGGGCTTGAGCCTGCAAAAGGGGATGAGACTTGTCTCCCACAGTAATCAAACGATCTACGCACATCTCAGCTACTTCTTCTGGGGTATGCCCCCTTCCGTTCGTAGTTTTGACAAAAGGCGTTAAAGTCTCCGCCACATCAAGTTTCATATCAAACATATTTAACCCTTATATAAAATTCCTGCGCCATCTGTTGGATCTGGCGGTGCTTTTACTTCCGATAAAGGAACTATTTTTAACATACCTTTATCAAAAGATACATGTGGAGGATCGTCTAACCGATGATATCCGTACAATTTTTGCTCAGAAGGAACATTTGTGTCCATGAAAGCAGATTCAGGGGCAACAGAAAGACGCACTCCCTTTGAGGTCAGAATGCCGCACCAAAACTCGCAACATGCTCTTCCCGCCTCGGCAAAATGAAGTTGATTTGCGTAAGAAAAATCAATCCCAAAGATGTGAACTTCTTTGACTTCTTGATATACAGCGTATGCAAGTGTATACGCGGCAGTATTGTTAAAGTAACAAAGCCCTGTGTCTTTGATTACCTCAGAAATAGGATATTTTTCTATAGAAGGGCATCGAGGATCTTCAGTGCAACTGTAAATAGGAAAGTCTTGTTTTTCTCTAATTACCTTAGAAACAACTCCCGTTTGATTCCCCGCGGCATCTTCGTCGAGAAAACGAGCCGGAGGATCCATCATGAACATACGGTCTGTTTTATAAATACCCGCAGTAGCATTAATAGTCCAAACTTCGTCATACGTTTCAGAATGAGACAGAGAAATAGCAAAATTTAATTGTGAGCGACCCATCGCTACAATGGCGATTTTAGCGCCTTTTAATTTAGTGTGTTTCATACACCCCCTTATTGTTTTGGTCTTAGGACCCGACCTACACGATATTCTTGTGTAGTCTCTTCTGCTTCTCCGAGCAGTTTTAAGCCGTTGATTGCTTCAGCAAACCGTTGATTATAGTTTTGGATAAGGTCTGCTTCACCTTTCATAAAGGTGTACGCCTCAATTAACGATCCATATAACATCGCCATTGTAGCATTTTGCGACAACCAGGTTGTTCCAGAATCTGCTCCGGATGTTAGGCTCGTCGGCCTGTAAAAATAGTGTATTTCTACAGCGTATGATGAGTTCGGTGTAGGGCTAATTATAAAGTTATCACTATCAAAAACAGCGTAATACCGAGGAGTTCCTGTGTCAGTTGGTTTAGGATTATATTCTTGAAGAAAATTCACGTCTTTTAGTAACAGAAAATCTTTATTCCCACTGCCATCCGTGTAAGACAAAGAAAACGGAGCTAAAAAATCAGTCGGGGACGCTAAAAACTGATTAGAAGATGTCATCGCCGCTGACGCATTTTTACGGAACAAGTTGAGTTGAACGTTTTTAAAGATCCTCTCTTCTGCCGCACGAATAAAAATAGGAAGATTAGTTACAAAAGTGGTTTCGTCGTTTTCTGTGTAATCTTGAATTGCTTGTTTTAACTGCGCGTATGTAAAGCTCATGTTGTCGTCACCGTTACTAACCCTGCTTGCCCGACAGCTCTAGGGCTCACAATAGGTTGTCCTACTACATTTGTATAAACAAACACGCTTAATGCTTCGCTTTTATCCGGTCTAGGATTCCTTAAAGCTTGCGGGTCAGCACCAACATTAGGGGACTCTAGTTGAGGATGCTTCTGTTCATACTCGTCCGAACCGACAACAAGCCCGTTCCACTCTTTCCGCATATCACGCAAACGATACCTGAAGCCTGACCGATCAGAAATACCGTAAGCGTTTTTGTCCGAAGCGTAACGCGCCATATCAGAACCTAATGTACTGAATATCGGGCTGTAGTTTTAAAGACACGCGGTCCTCATCCTCATCTGCGGCCCTCTGAAACTCTTCTTCATATACGGCTTTTAACAACTGAACCCTTTCAGGAGCCTTTTTAACCGATAGATAATACGCAAGCCCAGACACCATACAGGGCAAGAACCTGTAAGGAACGTCCGTAGTGTTTTGCAACGTGTCAGCGTCCTCTATCCGAGTGATATAGTAATACACAAGTTGATCGG